TCATAAAGTTTGTTATATTTTTCGTTAGCTTCTTTAAACTTACCGTTCCCGAACTTCTCTTTAAATTGTGTAAGTTTTGCCCCAGTATCGACATTCCAATTCTTCTGACCAGCCGAGTATGTGTTCGCGGCAATACCAAACGCATCAGCTAAAGCGCCAACTAGAACATTCGCACCGTTCTTTTCTTTGCTGAGTTCTACGGCGTTCGCAATCGGCAGAGGAGTGAGGGCGTTATTAAGTGTTCCACCTACCGTGACGGGATTGCCGTTAAAGTCTTTGTGGTTTAGAAATACTTCTTTAACAACCGAGGCAGCAGGGGAAAGTTTGTTCTCTAAGAAATTGGATATAACGTCAACGCCTGTCTGTGAGCCATAGCCTGAGTTTAGTTTACTTATGCCGCCAGTTGTTGAGCTCTTACTGGATTGGCTGGCAAGACGTGCCGCAAGACTAGCAATAGAACTCATACCACCAGTAAGATCAAAGCGAGTATTGCCTACTTTAATCTTCCCGAAATCACTTGACCGCGGGTCGAACTCGACACTGCCTGGCCGCACTAAGTTAGCTATAGCCATCACAGCAGCTGTGCCTGTGACAACTTTCACGAGGTTCTTAGCGGCCTGTTTGCGCACAAAAGCAGTCGTACCTTTTTGAAACTGATGAGCAGTAAGCGTATCGATGTTAGCCTTTACTGATCTAGGCGAGAAGAAGATGCTATTCACTGTATTAGCTGCAGGCTCTAATCCGCCTAAGTGACCACGTCCAGTGAGAGCATTAACCAGCTTACCCATACTTTGTAGCTGATTATCATCTAGGTTAACGCCTTGTTTCTTAGCAACCTCTACGTACTTATCGAATACATCAGCACGCTGTCTATGAAGGAAACCTGTATAAGCAGACTCACTAGCCTTAAATAGACGCTTCACTCCAGGTATCTTTTCAGGTAGCTGGCTGGGGAACTCTTCTTCTACCGTGGCAGTGGCAAGTTTAGCTTTTTGGTATAAGTCGTAATTAGGGCGAGACACGATATCAGCCGTGACCTCACGCATCGCATCTTGACCCTTTAACTCTTTGGTTATGTCTTTGAATGTCTTAGCAGAGTTTTTAGCCCATTCCTTCGGATTTGTAAACATAGTCTTCCAGCCTTGTCGGAATATAGCGCTGTTATCAAGGCTTGCCTTCATTGATTTCGTGAGACTAGCAACATTAGTAACTGTTTTGGCGGGGTGCATGTAAATATCGCTCAATTTACCTTTATTAGCTGCGTTCTTTAAATCGCTTACATAAGCCCCAAGATCAACCTTCGCACGACCATAATTAAGCCTGTCTGTTTCAGATGCGAATGTCCCGTCAGGCTTACGTTTACCTTTAAGCTCACTTACCTTCTGCGACATATTAGCTATCTGTTTAGCTTCAGCTTCAGATACCCCATAACCCAACTTGGTGGCGGCAAGGTCTTTTAAAAACTGTTCATTCTCTGCGGGGTCTAATACCCTATCAAGCTTTTCAATACGGGATATAAGATCACGGCGTACCTCAGGAGTAATTCCTGCTACCTTCTTAGCCCACGAAATATACGCCGTCTTTTGGTTCTTCATGAGTATCTTAGATTCAAAACCAGCGTTTACAAACTGTGCGTAATCTTTACCGACTAGTTTAGTAAAGTAAGCGTTTCTTTCATCACTTGAGAGCTGTGATAATTCGGCAGGGTTCAATTTACCGCTCGCTATTGCGCTACGGAATGACTCGATAACTTTAGGGGGAAGGCAGATTTTAGCCATTTAACACTTCAGACTTTCTGCGAAAGCTGACCAGTCCATTCGGGTTGGTACTTTCGGCTTTGCTACTGATTTAATTTTGGCGACTGTTTCTTTCTCTGCCTGACTATACGACTTCTTGAGTTGTTTTTCTATTGCCGCTTTCTTAGCATCAGCAACGGCACGCATCTGCGTGACCGCTGAATCAGGATCACGTTCTGCCAACATACGGATGCGCTGACCCATACCCGTAGCTTCTGAACTAAGGCTAGATGAAGTAGCAAGCTCCCTGAGTAGTTGTACGTCCCCGTTCTTAATCGCAGCATCTTCTAAGGCAACATAGACAGACTCAGGGAGCAGGCCTTCAGGTGGACGCTCTGTTCCCATAGCAATACGTCGAGCACGTTCACCATCTTCGTTTAGTAGACGCATGGCTGCATTAGACTGGTCTTTTACATTTACGCGGGCATACTCAGGCAGGTCGCGGAAACCTTCGGTTAATTTGGCATCTATGGCTTTCTGGTTTGTGGAACTTGCAAGTTTACTTGTCTTAATCTCAGGAGTTTGTCGTACTTCTTCTTTTATTGGCGTTGACGTGATGCGAAGCTTCTTTGGTTTTACTTCAGGTGTTTTAACGACGATAGGCACATCCTGTCCTGCTTCTTGTGCCGCTATCAAACGATGCTTACCGTCCTGAACAAAATATTCACCTTTTTCCTTCGTAACTACTAAAGGTTCAATAGGCTTACCTGTCGCAATGTCATCTGCGTATTGTGCGACTCTGGCTTTATCGACATCACCTAGAGCATCACTGCCTAGTTTAAGCTCGGTCGGCTTCACATATTTAACATCGGCTGAGATAGTCTTGTCATTCACGACATCAGCATTCAACTTGTAAGAGATTTCCTTACCAGCATTCTTTTCTTTAGCCACGGCTTGTTTGACCTTAGCCTGCACGACAGCGTCGTCTGCACTCTGTGCGGTCTTCTCTACCTCTTGTATCTTTTTATCGACATTCTTCAAAGCCTCATCAACCTGTTTGACATTAGGATTCTCGGCTTTAAGGCGGGTGAGCTTATCCTTTTCTGCGTTTAGTGGGCGAAGTGCACCCTTTGATTTTTCAATCGTGTCATTAAATACAGCTATCTTTTCGGCATCACTTAAAGCAGGAGAGAGGCTTTTAACACCTTTACCAATAGCCACGCCGCCTGCTCCTAAGCCAACATCTAGCGCAGTCCCCAGCCCAGCATTTACGACACCTTTTTTGAGAGCACCTTTAAGTGTCGGGTCTTCACTTGCTAACTCTTGCGTACCACCCTGCACAAAGTTAAGTACGCCTGTCTTGGCAAGATTGGCGAGCTGTTCTTTACCAGCGGTCTTTAGACCCTGTTCAGCCAATTGCTTAGCAACGAGTCCACCTTGTCCGAGACTAGCTATATTAAGACCTGTGTCTGCCACAGCAAGTGCACGATCTTTCGCACTCACATCTTGGCTGATTTCTTGGGTTTTCTTTCCTACTTCTTGCTGAGCCTTCGAGATACTCCTTAGTGCTTCTGCATATTGATCTTTACTAAGCTTGCCAGATTTAAAGTCTGCCTGTATCTGTTTCTGGGCTTTATCTATCGCTTCCGAATTTTTTTGATTAAGCCTGTTCTTTGCAGGCTGTACTTTTGCATCGACATACGTTTTACCAGCCAAGAGCGCAGGTTTGACGATTGGAAGTTCTTTAGGATTAACTTTCTTACGGAGTTCTTTATTAATGTCGTCTTTTACGTTACTAGCTTCGGTCGGAGTAGTGTTTACCCATCCGTCTTTTTCTAGATTTATTGCTTGGTCAGCCGCTCGTTGTTGCTCTTTACGTAGTGGTGCATACGCCTTTTCAGCTATAAAGTTTCCTGGAGCACTTAATACGGAACCGAACTTCTGTAATAAACTTTTCTTCTTGCTGGGTTCAACTGCAGGGGTGGATTTCTTCGCCTGTTCCTCTTCGCGAGCCACCACATCCCAACCTTTTTTGGCAGGAGTTTTAGCATTATAATCGGCACCAAAAGAGTCATAAGGGTTTCCACCGCTTTGTTTTACTTTGGTGTAAGTATCACTTCCTTTGCGAATATCCTGATTGTATGGGTTTTTCTTAGCCATGCGTTAGCCCTATTTGGCGTAACGCCAGTCTTTCGTAGGGTCACCAGACCGATTATATGTACTATTAAATAAATCCCAATAGCCTTGTCGATTGTTTTTAGATACGCCATTCTGTTCAAACCACGCATCAGCCCATGCGTCCTGAGCTTGTCGGGTGATCTTAGTATTCCCAGCACCGCCAGCGCCCTTGAATTGGTTTCCTATATAGTCTAAGAACTCTGCTCCTGGGTCTACGCTCTCCGCTTTAGCCTTCTGACCAGCTGAAACATTGAACTGACGCTTGCTCTCATTAGCCTGTTGTTGTTTTAGGGCGTAATCCAATTGATCTGCGAGGCTTTGACGTTTGTTCTTATAGCCTGATTCAGCTAAGCCAATCTTCGTATCAGCCTCACCAAGTAGTGATTTAAGTGCATCCTGTTGGATACCAAAGCTCTTACTCTGATCGTTGTATGCTCCAACAAGCGGTTCTCGTTCCATATTAACAAGGCGTTGTCTCTGTGCTTCAGTTACAAGTGAGCCTGATGTACGTCCTGTGACTGATGGGTCAACAGCTTTAATAGCATTCTCTGAATTAAGAAGTTGCGTTTGTAGACCCTGCACTCGTGCACGGGCATCAGGTATACCGAGCTGTGCCGTGACTGTATTGTAGACTTCGGTTGGGTTATAACCTTTATCCACTTCTGCTATTTGTCGGGCTAAATCATCGGGGTTCAAAGTAAATCTCCGCTATTAAAGCCGAAGTGAGCCTGTTGAGTAAAGTATATCATTAGTTAGCCGTTTCTTGCAGTAGGTAGTAGACAACGTTAAATGCACTAGAAGTAAACCCAAATGCACCTGTTAACATTACACTGCTTCTAAAATAAATATTTGTACTGTCTATAGCTACGCCTACATTTGTCCACGCTACACTCTTACCCCCACCACCCGTTGACAACGCATAGCTATAAGGTAGTGAATTATTAGTCCCTACATCTCCCAAGAAGGCAAGTATGGCAGGCGTATAACTTAAACCGTGTGCCACTGTAGTCGTTGTCTCACCACTAGTAAAGTTAGTTGCGCCTGGGCTTCCAACGACAAAACTACTTATTGTAGCTGTGCCCTTGCTAACTATTTTAAATGTATTCTGCGAACTGTTAAATATAAGCTGATCCGCTGTGGCTGTATTAACATCGAATCCAGCCTTTGAAACTTTAAGCCCGTAGAAATCTACACCAGCACTAACGCCGTTCTGTTGGTACCCCATCAATACCCTTGTCTGAGTAGCATCTCTTACTAATGCGGTTCCTGACCGTAGGTCAACACCATACCCTGTTGTCTGCCACTGTGAAACCCTGCCATCATCTTGTGGGCGCAGAGACTCATTAAGCGGTGTTACGGTCGAACTTGCTGGTTCGTTCGTATACTTTACTTCATCGTTTGCGGGTACATCAGCCATTAGTCAGCCTCCGATTTAAGTGATTCCCATATGACTGTTGCACCGATAATCTCAGGAGTGGTTGTGGTCGCGACAACATCTATAGCTATCTGGAGTTCTTTATACCGCTTATTAATAGGTAAAAGGGCAAAGGTACTTCCTGCCACTGCGGTTGTACCTGATACGTAACTTCCTCTATCTATCTTGTACTTTGGAGTAACCGTCGCCCCCGTTGGAAGGGTTTTAAAGTCTATACGTAGAGAGACAGCCATTTTAGTCTTGTCAGGACGACCGTTATCTATGAGTAGGCTTTCCCACGTTGCATTTGAGAATGGCGGCGAATTAGGGTCAACCTTATCTACTCCGTACCTCTGTCCAACTATCTGGGAGTCATCCCGCCAACTTATGAACAACTTATCCCCAAAGCTTTTGATCATCCCTATACGAAGGTTATTCGAGCCTGTGTTTAAACGGCTTCCTGTAGACATAGAATAAGAAAACCCGAAAGACGGTTCGTAGTTCTTATTTCGTTTGCCGTAAGAGTAGACACCATGTTCAATGTTCGTACTATTTGTCTCAGATGGGAAAGCACCTAATAACACGCTATTACGAACGGCAATAGAATATGGGTAGTTCACCATATAAGTATTTGAGTTCGTAAACTCGAAATCCGTATTAGGCATTTGGAAAATAGGCACGGGGTTTCCACCGCTCCAAGCCCACCACTTACCATTCGCAAAGTAGTACACGATATTACCTTGTGAAAATGCTCCGTACGGTGACCCTTCGGGGACATCTATGATTCTGTTATATGAAACCGATGTGCCATCCCATATGAATAGTTTACCTTCTTGGTATTCATTTGTGGCGCTCGTAGAGCGCTTCTCGCAGGCGATAACTACATATTCGTCCCAACGGGCAAATGAGGTGACTGAGTAGCCTGGAGGGAACGTAAGACGGTGACGAACCCACTCTACATTCGATGGACTAGACTGTGATATCGGCTCCCATGCTGTGACGTATCGCTCATTACCGATCAGATAATACTGGAGAAACTCAATTATAGGGTGGAATCCATTCGTAGGAAGGATGAGACGATTAACATATTCCTCAAACCGTGCGCCACTCAAATCGTTTGGATTAGCGGTACCTATTGTTGAAGCAGTACCGTTTGAATGGGTTATATGAAAATGATATGTACCTGCATTAGGCTTCACAAGCATACGAACGGGTGAAAATGTGAATTGATTAAGGGAACCGCTGGAGATGCTTGCGTTTGGCAGAGTTGACGTGCCGAGGATGTTATTGGCCGCATCATGCATCGTGACGGTCAAATCACCTGTTCCCTTAGTTGTTACCCATATACTTATACTAACCAGTGGTTCAATAGTCGGCGTAATGTTGAGTTTATTGGTCATGTATTCGTCAATAGAGCTTTGTGTCGTATAGGTATTAGGGGAGCCTGTAGCCGATTGATCAATCTGTGAGCCAAAAACATCAGCCATTACCCCCATCGTACCGCCGAATCTTCCATCAGCATTCGTTATAGCATGGAATGTCGTATTTCCCGCTACGTATACCGTATCGTGCTGGTTGTTATACACCATGCCGAATGTGGTACTAGGTAGGCTTGAACCAAATTTAGACCACGTACCGCCCGCTGTCCGAGTATATATTCCCCCGCTTGCATCTATTGCGACATACTTTCCTGACGGGAGCTGTATCATATTCGTCACAAGATCGGTCACAATCATGCCAGTTTCTTTTACAGTGCTTGGAAGAATCGTTAACAGACGCGGGTCTTTACGGAAGTCCATGTGGCGTGAATAGGAAAAGCTATCTTTAACGCCTTCTTTCAGACCACCCGTGCTCCAACCATTCACGAATCTTTCAAATACTAATGCATTCTTCATGGTATCTGTAAGTCTCTTCTATAATGGGTATACCCGCTACTGAGACGAGGGCTCCTAAAGTAGTTAGACGTGGTCTTTGAATTGTAGTTTGCCTTACAATCTAACAAAGATTCGTCAAAGCTTGCCTTCATATCTTTAGCAGCGCCAACATCCCGACGGCGACGGTAGTATCGAAATAGAGCGTAATCAATGAGAGACTCGTGGTATTCTTCTGGGATATCTGGCACTTCACCTATCAGGTACGTTTTTGTACCTCCTGATGTCCCGCCGTATGTATTCTCAAGTGTTATGTGTGTCGAGTCGGTGAATGAAGCAATTTTGTACCCCATACCATCTGCTGAACCATCCGTTACAAATAGTACACGACCAACCATACTTGTTGTCCACGTTGTCCCCGTACCCACTACGGCAGACGATCCTGCAGTCATAGTGACAGTCCCTGTAATGTAATCATCCTGCGTCATGTCACGCATCGAGTGTTCATAGGTGAGAGTGCCCGTGTTAACCCCTGATGGTGTCGGCCATATACCGAACTGGTCATTGCCTTCAACAAAGAAGTATTCAGGTACGCTTGATGTCTGTGTTCGCATAGTTACTGCTTGCCACATTTGTTCATCGACGATTTCCTCAAGCGGATACGCAACTGAGCCTACATTGACTGTGATAGTTTTCACTCGGATACAGTCTTCAGGTGTCTGATAATAGGTCTGTGAAGCAACAGTTAAGAATGTCTGCTTACGATTTCGCCAATCCCGTCTTAATAGAGCACCGAATTTTCGCATACCCTGATTGACCGCCCTCTTTAATAAAACAGTCGTTGCGGCGGAATCGTCTTCTGCCTGTGCTTGTGCCTCTGAGATAATCTGAGCAAAAGTAATCATTATATAGCCAGTACGAGTATGTAGCCTCTCGCTACGGTGTTACGAACATCTACAGTACCTGCACTTGTACCCAGAGTTAGACAGACATCACGGCTTCCTGCTGCAGGAGCCGCTAGATAACCTATAAGAGAGTGAGTGTAGGCTGATCCTGAAGTTACGGTATCACTAGCAATAGTTATAGCTGTTGCACCAGTAGTTGCACCATCACGGATAACAAATGTCTCACCGCCTGTACTGGTCTGCTGGATGACATTAATCTGTGCATAGATCATTACATCTCTACCGCCCGCAGGAACGGTATAGTTGAGGGATGTACCCGAAGAAAGGTTAAGAAGTGTAGTGGCTGTTATACCTGTCTGGTCGCTAGCTGAGGTCTGCTTATAACCAAGTCTGATAGCGCTCGTAGAAAGAAGGGGGGCGGTGATTGCATTATTAGGGAATGCCGTAGCGCTTAGTTGACCGCCATTGGCTGTGTCTGCGTGTGTATGGTTCGCATTGGTAAAGCTACTAACTGTAGGAGTTGCTGTCCATGCAGATGTTCCCACGCCGTTCCCTTGTAATATAAGACCAGCTGTTGGGGTTGATGCGCCAGTTCCTAATTTGGTAGCGAGGGCTGGTATCTGGATTTCAAAGTCATTTAAAAGACCAGTTAAACCTATGCCGCCTGCTGTTCCATTAGGCGTGTCTGCACCTGCAGTGACTGAGTATGATGGTATGCCAGTTGGGAAATTAGCCATTAGCTTACACTCACATATGTTGTCGGTTGTTTATTAGATAGCTGGTTAGGAACGATTGGGGTGAAGTACCCATTCATATAAGCGACCGTGCTGTTTAGGGTTATAAGAGTGCTGTTGAGCGTCCACTTACTTGCTAACGCATCTGCGGTTGAGCTGATATATGTAGTTGTTGGTTTTGCCATAAAGTCTCCATTAAAGAGCCGTATGAGCCTGTTGTCTATATAATAAGGTAATTAGTTCGTTAGGGCAATGTAGATGATGTACGCCGTACAAATTATCGTTGTAAAGAACATGCCTATGATCCCTCTATACATCCATTTGTGAACAATGTAGATTTGTTCATTTTCGGGTAGTTTTTTCACGCCGCCTTACCTACCAGAGTGACAGTTATGGTTGAACCTGAGGCGGCGCTAAATGCTACGGAGCCGAGTATGTTTGTGCTGAGTAGGGTTATACCAGTAAAAATCTGCTTATTGAATGGAATGGTGACGGACTTCTTATTGCCTGCTACTACTGCAGCTGCACGAGCATAGTTGGCACTTGAGTCAATCGTCTCAGTTCCTACACCTTCTACGTATATGTCTGAGCAGATAGCTGTGCCTGCCGAAGTGTGGTCGCTGGTTAGGTAGATAACCGCGTTTCCGCCTGAAGTGGTCACGGTGTCCATCCACACTACGATATCGCCTGTGTTCGGTGTACCGTTTAGGGGAGTTCCATTCTGGTAATAGCGAACAGAAGTTTTCGTATTGGCTACAGCGAGTACAGCTTGGTCACCGAGATATACCTGAGCCTCAGAAGGTATCTGGTCAGGACTGTTAGTCATAGGCATTGAGTTGGTAACCATGTCGGTCGTGAGAGCGTTCGATGGTTGGTTTGATGGGTTTACTGATACTGTCATTATAAGCTCACTATTCTTCCAGCAAAGTAATTATTAGCTGTACCCGTAGTTATTGCACCGCCAAGTCCTTGCAGATAGACTTCTACATAATCCGTTGCGGATAACTGTAGTACATCATTTACTCCAATAGTAGTAGTGACGTTACCTGCAGTAAAGTACTGGAAACCACTCGTTACAATAGACCCGTTTTTGTATAAAGCTATCCTGAAACTACCCGCACCGCCTGTCACGTATGTAATCCATGAATCGAACTGATAGAATCCTGCTACTGGAGCAGTAAATCGTCCGACGTTCGTTGTAACATCGAAGTTGTTGCCTGTATCATAATTCTCTGTATCAAAGTTTACGATTGCAAGAGTTGCGTTACCACAGTTCTGCGCGCCATTTCTATATGCACGAAACTTATAAGGAATGTGCTGGTTAACGACTGTAGGAGATGCTGCTGTACCACCAAGATCACCAGCAAGCTGAACTTTACCTTTAGTAATAGTGGTTGCATCGGCAGTAGGAGCATTTTGATTTAATGCCATTACAGGGTAGTCTCCGTCACATAAGCAAACCCGTTAGCCGAGTTCCAAATAATGTCTATTCTTCCTGCGTAGTCTTCACCATTCAACGAGAAACTTCCGAGGCTTTGCAAGAAGATGCTGAATGATGTCGTGGAAGCAGTTGTGCCGAATTTAACGTACGCATCAGAAGTCGAGGCGTTATAACAGGTCATAAGTCTTCGGGATGGGTTCGCCGCTAAAAGGGTCGTAGAAGTCGCTGAACTTGTAACTGTAGTTAGAGCTGCAGTATTTGCTGGGGAATTACGCGTAAATGTTGTTCCAGTACCGTCCGTAGCGAAAGGAGAATAATCACCATTCGCACTTGTGAGAGTTGTAGCTGCATTATCATTACGCACTCCCCACACTGCAACGCCAGTATCACCTGAGGTATGTGCTGCATCCTCAGCTTTACCTAAGTTAGTAGCAGCAACTCCAGGCGTTAAACTTGTTGTCCCTGTCAGAGTGGTGACCGTACCTACTGTAGTGACGGTCGCAAGAGTTTGTGCAGCCGCAATATTAACGGCACCAATAGTAGCAGAACCAGCTACTAGTGAAGGCAAACGGGTAACATCGACATCCAGCCCATTCGTAATGTCACCACGCATTCTATCCCACGTAGTACCGTTGTATAGTGCAGAGAAAGCCCAGTTCTGGGTCATGTCAGTTTCGTTGGTATAAGCATCTGACGGTCGTTGTGACGATGGGTTTGGGGCAACTATGTGATAAACAGTCTGAATACGTAAAGAGGTCGTAAGTGTTGCACCATTCGTATAGACGATTCGGAAGTAACGAGCGGTAGGTTGAACTGAGAACACTTTGCCCGAAGTCGCAGGAATTGTATATGTGTCGATGAAATCCCAGTTTGTGTTGTCCGACGATTGCTGTAGCGATAGTCCATCGGTCGCAGACGCATGTGAACTATACACAGATACTTGAATAGCTGAATAATTTAATACATCTTCGCCTGTACCAGTGAAAACACCCGCTGCGGAGAGGTTTGCGCTCGTTGAGTTAGCGGTTGATAAGACCCCATTTGTCTTCAACACAACAAATTGGTTACCTGCAGTATCGCCTGCAATACTCTGAATATTCGTCCCATCGTCTACCATTGCGAGTGTACCTGTGGCAGTGCCCCTGACAGCTCCATCGGCATACTGTGTACCGCTTGAACCACCAGATGCAATCGTTACCTTTAGGTTACCGTTCACATCAAGTTGAGGTGCGTAAAGTTGACCGTCAGTAAGTGTGGGGGCAGAAGACTTATAGCGCCCAAGAGCTACCGTGCCTGTCGCTGGAGCAGTAGTCGTCAACTCTGCGTATTGTGTACCTGCAGCACCACCTGTAGAGGCGACTCTAAGCGCACCTGTAGAATCAAGCTGTAGTCCATACATCTGTCCATCAGTAAGGGTCGGTGAAGATGATTTATAACGTCCGAGCGCTAGAGTGCCTGTGCCAGGAGCTGTGGTGTCGAGTTCTACATACTGACTACCCGCAGAACCGCCCCCTGTAATAACAGCACTCACCAGTAGACGGTGAGTTGTGGGATCAGCACCAATAACAACAGGCGTGCGACCTGCAGTGTTTATTGTATTTATATCTGTACCGAGAAGAGTTGTTACTCGGTTTTCATCTCGTGGTGAAATTGCATCTGGTAAAGCCATTTAAAATCCTGTTTAAAGGCCGTGTGAGCTAATCGAATTATAACTTATGGGACTGTTTAATACTAGCGAGGTCGTTCAGTGCAATCTCTCTACCATCCAGCTGTAACTTACGATCATGGAGTTTCATTTCTCTTGTTGTAAGTTCTTTTTCTTTGCCATCTAAGTCAGCTACCCTATCCTGTGCCTGTTCAACTAATAACTTGGCTGCATTTTCTTTATCTTCTGCGCCCTTGAGAAGCCTATTAGCTTCGTCTCTATCCTTATCGATCAGCACTTCTTTTTCGGCTATAGCCTTTTCACGTGCTTCTAGATCAGAGACCTTTTCTTTAATCTCGTTCTCAGACTGCGATACGGAACTCTCCCTAGTGGTTAGGAACTGAGACTGCTTATCTAACATCTTGGTCTTTTCACGGAGATTATCTTCATCTTCCGCTAGTTTAATATCACGGCTATCGAGTGATTCTTTGCGTGCGTCCAGCTCACGAGTTTTCTCTGTAACATAATCTTGGTGCTCAGCGGTCTTCTGGGTAAGTACATCCATCTTCTTATCGATAGTTTTTTCTGCCTCTGCAAGACGAGCTTCCTCAGCATGCTTCTCATTGCTAAAAGCTTCACTACGTGTCTTTATCTCACGTTTGATACTTTCTAAGCGTTCTTGGTTAGTGACAACCTGTCTATTACCTGTCTGTACCTCTTCGGTGATATTAGCGTGTATAGCTTTAAGTCCTGGTAGTTCTCTGGTCAGCTTAGAGTGCATCTCTTGAAGCTTTGCCACTTCATCGTGTAGCTTGTCCCATTCAGACATTAGTTCTGCTCTATTATAGTATCGGTTGTACCGAGTGAGGCTGCGGCAATATCGCTAACAGCGTTCTTCGATTTGTCATTTAGTTCGGGGAATTCAACGTCCTCAACTGTTGGTTCAATAACAGCGTCTTCTACAGATTCATCAGTGGTCACACCTAGATCAATTTCTCCTACAGGACCACGAGTAGCATGCAACGTACTAGCTTCTTTGACACGCAAGACAACTTCAGCTTCGTACTTGGCGCGGACATCTGCGTCCCAGATACGGAGTACGTCTGACTTACTACTTTGAATCATTTCGTCAATGATTGCTTTCACACCGAGAGTAGCCACCGCTCCACCAGGTAATTCGCTTACCTTGTGAGCAGGAAGCTTGTATTGATAAGGCGTATTCGTTTCATCTGCTACCTGAAAGATGACATCATGATCAAATGGATTCTGAATCCATACTGTTGCTTGTGGATGGAATTGTCGGTAGTTAGATTTTGTACCGTCGGTTGTTGTGGCCATTAGAGCTCCTTAAATGTTTATGCCTATAGTTTACCACACATGAAAAGACGCCCTTTCGAGCGCCTATTCTGGTTCACAGCCGACTTAAGTATATTACTTAGTTGCGGTGTTTGAAAAGCCACCAGCACCAGTCTTACCTGTGCTGTTGTTCTGTTGGTGAGCGCTCTTCTCAGACTTGGTATCTTCCTTAACGGTTGATTCTTTAGTCTCATCTTTAGCAGGCTTAACATCCTCTTGCTTGTCTTGGTCTACATCCTGTGCAAGACGGTCTGTTAGCTGTGCGAATGCATCTTCTGCCTTTGTAACAGCTGCACGAAGTTCTGTGATAGCTTCCTGAGCTGCACCAGTAAATGCGTTGATGTGGGTTGTTTGTACTTCTGCCATATAATTCTCCTTTTAGTTAAAATGGTATCCGTTGGGCTTAACCTCAGGATACCATTTATGTTGATCTCGTACTGTTCGTATTCTTACACTAAGCTGCGGTTGTGACGTTCGTCCACACGGTAGAACCTGTGGTGTTCACGTACAAACGGGTTGATGTGCTTGATCCGTCAGTCCTGAGGTAGATAGAGCCTTGAGGTGCGCTCATAGTTGGTACACCTGAACCAAAGGTAATCTTTGGTGATGCACCAGTCCCAACACTTGTGAAGGTAGCGCCACCCGCTGTGATAGGGGTGTTGATTGCTACTTCGTAATCTCGTAAGTCTGACATTGTATCTCCTTACGCAATGTTTAGGTTAACAAAGCCGTACTTGGTTGTGACACCAGGTACTGCATAGACCGTACCGATACGAGTAGTGACGGTTGTTGCAGCTTCGACAGCGACTGCACCAGCAGTTGTCCCCTGGATGACACCAGAACCAACCGCAGGAGTACCGTCGATAAGGACGTTCGTAACACCCTTAACTTGGAACCAACCATAGTTAGCAGCCGTGACAGCGATATCAGGGACACCAGTGAAGACATCAGTAACTGCAGTACCAGAGGCATCTGAGATTATGATGTTTGTCATCGGGTGAACCGCAAGGCTGACTTTAGAGTTACCAGCTACGATGGCTGTAGTGATCGGGTCGTAAAGGTTAATGACCACGTTACCAGTAGTTGAAGCCTGTGCAGAGTGTCCTTTGATAAGGATGTTCTGACCAGCGCCAGCGCCGTCGAATACCTGTAAGTAGCCGCCAGCGTACTGGTTAGCAGTTACAGCCGTACCAGCTAGGGTAACGGTGATTGACATTGAACCGACAGCTACGTTTGACGCGGTAGGTACAACTAGGTTCTGATGGTTAGCAACACCAAGCGGAGCCTGTGTGAGCTTACCAATAGCCAAAGTTGACGCACCAGCCAAGCCGTAACGGTAGACACGTCCGTCGATTGTGTTTGCTTCGACACCTAATGCACCCTGTTGGGTTGCGCTTAGTGTGTTTAGTTCCTGTTCTACTACAACAGGTCGCATAGTAAGTCCCATGATTAAACTCCTGTGATTCCAGTTAACGCACCATGACGGCGGGTTGAACCAGAGATTAAGTTACCAAGCATGATGAACTGACCAATCTGTGCGTACTGGTTGAACGGTTTATCGAAGCCACTCCACTGGATAGGGTAGTTCTGTTGGTACTCAGAGTAAACTGAGTCAATGTTCTTACCGTTCATCTTGTAGCTTGTAAGACCGACACCTTTAAGGTTGTACCAGTTCAAGTAATCTTCATTAATGAAGTACATTGTTCCAGATGGACACTTTTCATCAGCAACGATTGGAATACCTCTCCAACAGAGTGCCTCAAAACCGAAGTGACCCTTGAGGGATTCTTGATCTTTGAATGTGACACCAGGCTTAGAGTAGGTTGTGATGTTGACACGTGATAACGCGTCGTAACCAGCATTGATAGTTGGGGTGAACAAACTCTCAAGCAAGTCCCAGACTGTTTCAGTCGTAAGGATGATGCTTGGGCGTTGGCGACGTGAGCCAGCAGCGCTAGAACCACGCATAACTGTAGCCATGTTAGCGAAGGTCAATAGACCACCCTGAGCAGCTAAGATAGTCGAGTTAAGTTGTGGGTAGGTAGTACGAGTAAGACCAGCGTAAGTGCTTGTCTGTGTACCGTCATCGATGATTGCACCAAGACCTAAGAAGTCATCACCTGAACCAGTACCGTAAATCTGGCTACCGATTGAATCAAGCATAGCGTTCTGTGCTTCTTCCATCGTAACTTTCATTAAGTCGAGAACTTCACCGTCAGTCTTGTTCAAGCTAGCTTCACCACCAGAAACTGATACGTTCTGGTAGAACTGAGCATGACTGAAAGTCTGACGAATACGAGTATCTTGCAATGCTGTATCGAAGTTACCAACACCAGCGAATGAACCGCCAGTTGTAGGCTTTGCTATTTGTAGTGGAACTTGCATCTGACGACCAGACCAAGTTTTCATCTCACGCATGAACAAGCGAGAGAGAAACACGTTGGAGTTTAGAACTCCGTCAATCACGGTAGGAACATATGATTCCTCTGTGATTGAGATAACACGGTTTGATAATGCCATTATCTATCCTTTTATTTAGTTAAATTAAAAACCCGCCGACACTATGGCCGACGGGCTACTTAACGTAAACATAGCATATCAGGGCTAAAAAATCAACTACAGACGGCTCTTAGCAAGGTCATGTACCTGATCAAGCGAAAGGCCAGGAGGAAGCGCAACTTTCTGGTCTGATTTACCACTTGTTGATGTGCCTCCACCTTGTACGCTACCGCCACGAGCATTCTTGCGGTTATTAAGCTCTTTCTCTTTCTCAATCTCGTATTTGTCGTACTGGACAGCCTTATAAGCAGTCTCAAAGTTATTCACTACAATGCCCTGTTGAAGCTTGCGCTCCATGTAGCTGTAGACTTCTTCAATCTCTTTATCTTCTTTAATGCCGAGAGACTTGATGTCCTTATCCCATTCTTTTTGCAGGGCATCGGTACGTTTCTTGGTTTCACGCTGTTCTTCGGTCTTCACACGCTCTTCTTCAGCCTTGAAGTCTGAATCCTCTTTGCGCATCAGCTCTTTAGTACCGCGCATCAGTTCCTTATAAGATACTGGTTCAAAGCCATCAGGTACTTCATCGAGGTTATTGAAGTAAAACTTCTTACCGTCTATGCTCTTAATCTCTACCTTGCCCTTGCCAGGCTTGTTGATGTCTTCGTCTACTTCGTCACTTGCAGGGGTGTCGTCTTCTTGAACGTCATCATCTTTGGACTCTTCCTCATCTGCCGAATCATCTTCGTCGGACTGCTCGGAATCGTCGTCTTTTCCTTCTTCAGAATCTCCGTCATCATCTGATTTGTCGTCTTGCTCTTCTTTTGTGTCATCTTCACCCTCGCTATCTAATTTGCGCTGTTCTTCTTCGGTGATCTGATCTAGGGTCAGACCTTCTTTGATTTCTTTATCGTCTTCTGATGTGGCCATGTGAGCTCCTTATGTTTATACGACTAGTTTACCATACCACCCTGTGGTAATTGCGGAGCTTGCTCAACCATCTGTCCTGCGAGTGCGCTTGGGTCAGTTGGAGCGCCGCCACCGCCCATCATCTGTTGTTCAAGTGCAGCCTGTTGTAAGTCCTGCTGTTGCTTAGCCATCATATCCTCTTGGGTTGGTGCTTGTGACATCAGCGCCTGTAATTGTTTCTGAGCTTGGGCTTGGCACTTCCTCAACCATTCGATAGTCGCCTGTTTAACATCAGGTTTCTGCTCATCAAAGTCAGGAGAAACCATATACTGGTTAAAGTACTTGAGGTATTCATCACCAATGTCGTTGCGTTCTTCAGGCTCTTTGCCGCTATTAAGTATCTGTATATCCATAAATGCGTAACGGTCGAACTCATCGTCCTTTTGTGCGCCCATAAACTTCTGCGGGTCAGTAGACCAGAGCATGTAGCGTTCAAGGAGCTTCTTAGGGCTTGGTAAGTTACCACCTGTCACAACTTCATAGAGAGATAATGGGTCGATCATCTTCATAGATGCAAGGCTATCTGCAGCTTTCAACTGTGATTGCTTATTAACAGGCATGGTCGAACCAGCTTCTACGGCTATATCAATACCATCCTCAATCATGTCAGACTTCATTACTACCTGATCAAACTGTCCATCTTCACCAACAGCTTTAAACCAATGGTCTTCTGTGTAGTAGACCTTCATCATCTGGACAAGGTAGCGGTAATACAGGGTCGCTGCACGCTCAACAGCGCGGGCTATGTCATCCATGCGTGTGTAGTCTTGACTTTGTTGGATTTGATCTTGCCCTAATGTCTTATTAGCAGATCGTTCGCCACGTGAGATATCGTGAGTGGCAAATATGTTATCTATCTCATTACGAGCGTCATTCTTGTCTTCTATGACGTAATTAGGGAGTGGTGGTGGGGCGACACGGGTCACAGCTGAACGCACATCCCCATTCACGCCGATACGCTCGTCAGGGGCTCCTGTAAGCTTTGCTATGTCCTCTTTCTTAATCATGACGGTGTTGAAGATTAAACCTGAGCCAGCCATCTCAGCGTTCTCCATGATCTGGAAGCCACGACGATCGAGGATTCTCTGCAACGGTGCAGCCTGTTCAACCATTGAGGTAAGGTCTACATAACTTGTACCATCATTCAGGTAGTTCAACGGGATAAATGGTGGTGCTGGGTAATCGAGGATGTTAGATGTCGCCTTGCTTGATTCTTCTTTGTAGTTCCAATTCGGGTTCTTGTCCTTACTCAGAACGTATTGGAAGTTCTCATCCACGACAGCAAGCCCGCCACGATATTGTTTCATGTCCTTATCAAAGTAGCGGAACCAGACTTCTAGCAGGTTCTTTTTCTTACCAAGTTGTGTCTTATATGCGACACGATCACCCTTGCTATTTGTGCGGGCCACGCCAATCAAGTCATAGACCTTATCCTTAGCATCAGGGAACATAGCCAGCATTTCCTCGCCTGTCTTATTCTCTAAACGCTGGACATAAACTCGTGGGACATCATTCCACTTAGCGTCCATATCAACCACGATATCCTCAGGTAATACGTGTTCTGGAACGATCTCACCATGCTCGCCCATGTTCGGATCCCAGCGAAGCTTAATATAGCCAGCTCGCTTGAGCAGTAAGTTACGAGTCGCGATACGGAAGATGTCCTGTACTCGGAACTTCTTAGAGTGAGCGAATAGTGCGGTCTGCAGGTCTTTGGCTATCTGCTGTGAAGTAATCGTATCTTGAGCAGGCATAACCTCAGGCTGTGGGATACGGGCATTAACAATAGAACAGATGGTCTCCACTGATGTGAATATACGCGGGTCTTGGTATAAATATTCTTCTTGGTAATCATAAACATCTTTGTTCTTCCAGTGGTTAGGAAGCCACAGGTTCATATTTGATTCACGTATTTCTTTGAGCTTATAGGTGCCGTTCCAGTATGCTTCTGAATCCTGTACAGGACGACGTATTAAAGCGAGGAGATCGTCGTCCTCCATTGGCAGGTCGAACACGGTTGTATCTACTGTTTGCTGGTTCTGAATATCTGATGCGTCCACGAATAACTCCTAGTTATGCCGTGTTGAGCCTTTGAAATGAGTATATCACACTCCAACTCACACACTACCCCTGTAATTATTTAGCGTTTATGAGCAAGCGATAGTTGGATTTGCACAATTTACAGCGTACATTCACCGCTATATCGAAGTCCGTAGTCGGCATTGGAGTAGAGATAATCTTATCTATCTGCCCCTTTACGTCATAGATAGTTCTCTTACAGAATAAGCAACTGAGCTTCTCCATTTCGGACTGTGTGCCACCCATCATGTAGATGCTGATTGGCGGGCTGTTTGTGTGATCTTTATATGGTTTTTCACCATTACTAAAACTGAATGAATCGTTCATGTACATTACTGTCTCCTTAATTTATTTTTAGCTAACGATCTCTCTACTAACCTATCTAATGGCATATGTAGCGCCTCGGCAACAGGAACAGTACCGTCTTCTCGCACTCTGAAGCTTGGTCGCCCTTTCTTCTCAGGTGTATTCCGTACACCACCTGCATCGGTACTCTTCAACATCTGTCCAACACCAACTCTATAGTAAGCTAAAGCATGCAACCAGTGGTCAGGCTTATTCTCTTTCTTTTCCCAGCGTGCCCGTAGTATGCCTTTGGTGTCTGGTTCTACTACACGGTACATATTTGATGCATGATAAATCAGGTCTTCTAGTGCCTTTGGTTCTTGGAAGAAGCGTATCTCCCCACTGGTAATGCGTCCAGCAAGGTCATCAAACAACTTAGTTCTATCCGAGTCTATACGTCCGAACTGTGAGCCTTCATTGCGTAGTGACACGGCCATGTTCTTTGAGTCATGCACGTAGTAGTGGACAAACACCCGCCCTGGGTACTTCTTAGCAAGCCGTTCAGGTATCGTAAAGTCTGGCAAGGCATCTATCACACAGGTCGCGTCATAGAGGTTTATCAACCGTTCGATGTCTTCCCATTCATTTGTCTTACCATATGAAATCACGCCCTCTTGGTTACCCATGACCCAGTGTTTCTCTTTACCTGAGTCGCAACCTATCACTACATCTGTTCTATCGGCTAGTCCAGGCAGACAAGCCCGTAGGATAGCCTCACGGTTAATCAAATACTCGCTTGCTTGGTATGGAAGACCAAGTACCATATTATGGAAGCTCTGTATGTCCATCTCTTTCTCTTGGTCAAGGATAAGCTCAGCTGATACCCACGGAATCATCAGCTGATTAATCCAGTAGCCTCTGCGTGAGCGGCCAGGATACTTAGCTATCCATCGTCCACTCTGCCTATCTGCATCTGTTAGTGGTTGGTCGCACTTTCCACATGCGTATATGACACGTTCAGGGTCTATGTAATGATTGTGCCTGTGGTCATCCTTCTTAAAGTCTAGATACATCTCATGTCCACAACTACACTTCACGAACCAGTGCATCTGGTCTGATTCTTGGAACAATTCATGTACACCAAAGCCAGGCAATGACGGGTTACTAAACTTCCAGTACCACCGAAAGTCCGAAGCTTGAAGACGTGAGCGCATCATCATTAAGACGTTCTGGTTCGATCTATCAAACTCATCAGACACGATTAAGTCGGCAGCGGTCGAGATAGCCTCGCCCTCATGATGCGCACCACGGAAGTAGATAAACCTATCACCCACAGCTTTCATGCTCTTGTTGTCCGTACTCTTCACCATCTTAGCTAGCACTGGATTACGTTTAAGCATCGGGTCTACCTTAGGCACGACGAACTCAGCACTTGCGTTACGGGTCGGGAGGACGTAGATCACATTTAACTTTAAGAAGTTAGCGGCATGAATAGATTTCAGGATAGCTGCCGTACTCCATCCTATCTGTGCAGACTTCATAATAACTTGGTCGGGTGTTGAGTCTGCGTACGGTTGAAGCATGAACCTATGAGCTGTGAACTCCACAGGCTTTTGGTTCTCAGTAATCAGGTCGTTGTCCATCACCCACATCGCAGGGTTCAATATATGGAGCTTAGCTCGTAGCTTCTCTTTCTCCTCATTCTCCATGCGAACTCGTCTGCTTCATGAGCATCTCAAGTGTACTGTCTACTATCTCTTTAGCGGCAGGAGTGTTTGGGTTGAGGTTGTTCTGTTGGATGAATGTGTTATAGGTATTGCCTGATGGTGTATCTACAGGAGTTATGTGCCCCTTTACCTTAATAGCTGTCTCTAAGTATTTGTGACGGATTGCATAGTCTGGTTGTATATCAACAAAGCTTTCTTCACTCTTCGTACCCATAACAACAGCACGAGTAGCGCCTAAGCCCTCGTTCATAACCTGAGTTAAGCGCTCATCAGTCACGCCTGCTTCTTCAAGTATCTGAATAAAACCCTTTGACTGAGTTAATTTCTGCGGAGTTTTAGCTGTTTGAGGCGAATATCCTGCTTCTAACATCGCACGTGATATATTTCCGCCATTTTCCGCCGAAATCTCAGCCGCTAACTTCTGTCGCTCCGTTGGCATTTTGTACGTCTTTCACAGTTAGTGTTATACCAATATCGAATGATGCATCTTCAAGAACAATCGGGATAATGAGTGTATTACCAACTGGATTCACGACCCAATCAGCCATCTCTTCTACCCGACCATTGATGAGCTCTATAACTCGGTCTTTAATCATTTTGCTTCCTTAACAGGACTATCCTCTGTAGGTGGTTCAAGTTCGGTGATAGTTAGCTCAGTAAACTGATCGTTAAGTTTGAACTGGGTGTTCTCGGTTACAGTGTGACCTTGCTTCAATGCGATCGTACTCAATGTGCCACTGAAGATAGCCTGTGAGTGTGTCTGAATAAAGGTTAGTAGTTGTGCGTCTGGTTGTTCTAGTTTGATTGTTACTGGTTCTGACATATTATCTCCTTAAAGTTGTTCTTTCTCTTCTTTACTATACATCTCATCGACCATTTCTGGGTAGAGGCGGGCATAATCTTTACTTGGTGAACCGTCTGCGTTCCACGGCTGTACTAAATCAGCTTGGTGGGCTTCACGGTCTTTCTCTCTGCTATACGATGCAATACCTGCGTGCTCCTTTCGACTTAAACAATCCTTACAATACAAACCGTACTTACCATTGAATACAGCGCTCATAAGCTTATCGCTTTTCTTACATACGAGACATTGGCTCATTAATGCCACCTACCACTTTGTGAAACAGCGTAGGCAGCAACCAAAAAGCCGATAATGAAACCTAGTGCTATACCTGCTAAAAATGTCATGAATGGTTCTCCCTTAATACTCGATCACGTTCTTTAATCCGTGCTAACTCTATCTGGTCTGGAGTCATACGAGGAATAGAGCCTGTACTTGAGCTTAAATCGATCGGCGTGTTCTTTGTGACCTTACCAGCTACAGGACGGACGACACCTGCTTTGTTGGCCTCACGCTCTTCTGTCTTAGCTTCGTAGAGTTCTTTAAGCATTGTATACATCTCTTTGGCGTAGAAGCCTGCTAACAAGCCAAGAATAAGCCATAGAGCTATCATTTGTCTGCCTTCTTATTGAGTTCACGTTGTATAACTTCGAGTATGTAGAGTTTGTCATACATTTCAGCATAATTATCAGAGTCCCCAGCTCCTGATACTGTTTGAATATGCACTTTTATTGCACCAATCATCTCTTCTAAGGTGAGTCCTTCAGGTACTATCATTGCTGACTCAGCTTGTTAATCTGTATCTGCTCTATCTGGTAGGCACGGTCATAACCTATGTGTACTGGAATAGTGATTGCAAGTCCAGCAGCAGCACAAGCGTTCTCTACGACACTCTTGAGTACCTTTGTAGGGTCTAAGATGCCAGCCTTGAGTAGATCGATCGGTTCCTCTGACATTTCTTTTACGTTAAAGCCATAGCCTTTCTTAGACTTCAGTACTTGGCGCAAGCGATAGCCACCATCTTCACCTGCGTTTGCCATGAGTTGTTTAAATGGTTCAGCTAATGCCTCAAATACAACCTCACAGCCTTGTTGTTCGCTAGGGTCTGCTTCGTCACTATCCATTTTACTAAGTCTCGCAAGTGTTGTAGCACCGCCAGGCACGATACCTTCTTCTTTAGCGGCACGAGTAGCAGCGATAGCGTCCTCTACACGATACTTCATCTCTTTAGCTTCTGATTCAGTTGCACCGCCGACACGGATGATGCCAATCTTACCTTGTAACTTAGACAGACGTAGTTCCATGCGTTCTTTCTGGAAAGCGTTGTACTTATCTGATTTGAGTTGTTCTTTGAGGTCGCTGATTCTTTCAGCGATTTCTTTCTTGTTACCCTTACCACCTAAGATAGTTGTGGTGTCTTTGGTAACGGTTACTTTATCTGCAAGTCCGAGGTAGTTAGCGGTTACCTTATCGGCAGGAAGCGAGCCAGGGATAACTTTAGCGCCTGTCATAGCCGCAACATCTTCTAAGAATGGCAGTTCTTGGTCACCATAGACAGGAGGTTTCACAACACAGACTTTAATCTTGCCTGTTAAGTTGGTAAGGGCACAGGTTTCAGATGCTTGTCCGTCTACGTTTCCGATAAACAGAACTGTCTTGCTCTTCACATTGGCGTGGACTAATTCAAGTATCGGGATGATGTCTTGGTTCTGAGTGATTTTCTTTTCGAGTACACAGATAGCTATATCCTCATGGACTGCTTCTTCACTGGTTCGATCAGTCACAAAGTGTGGCATCGTCCAGCCTTTATCGAAATGGAAGCCCTCTACCGTGTCTTGAATGACTCCAAGAGCGTTATGGAACTCTACCGAAACACCAACACCACCTGTTTTCTTCACGACATCGGCGACTAATTTACCGATCTCAGGATCGCTGGCTGAAATGCCTGCTACTTTAGCTAAATCTTCATCTTTAACTGTCACAGAGAGATTGTCTAGTTCTTGCTTAATCCAAATAGCGGCTTTATCTATTCCCTTACGAAGTGCGAATGGACTATAACCTGCAGCAATCCGTTGGTTCGCAAGATTCATAATGTTATACCCGAGAATACAGGTACAGGTCGTACCGTCTCCACTGGTACTGTTGGACTTCTCAGAAGCTTCTACCAATAACCCAATGCCGAGGTCTTCTATTTCATCTTTAGAGGCGAGATCACGGACAGCAGTTACGCCGTCTTTGGTGATGTTTGGCTTACCGTAGTTCAGAGCAACAGCCACATTAGAGCTTGTTGCTCCATAGGTAGCAGAAGCAACATCGGCGACGAGGTACATACCTTTTAGAATCTTCTCCCTTACTTCAGGACCGCTTGTTACGACTCGTACATCAGCGCGTGGCATTACTTATCCTCCACTAACATGATACGGCTTGCTTGGAATATAGCTTGGCCTTTATCTTTAATCTCTTGAGGGGTGTCTGCCTCCGCATGTTTCTGTACATATACGATGTCTCCTATTTTAACATCGGGCGTAATTAGCTTGCCAAATTCATAATGCCCCTCACCTACAGCCAATACCTCGTACTTCTGCATCGTGTCTTCTATGTTAGACGTGGTAACTACAGCGCTCTCTTTTTTTATTTCCTTACCCAAGACGTAACTAGCATATGGCCTCATATTAACCCCAATTCTTTATTAGTTTTAGCAAAATCACCGTAAACTTTACGAGCTAGTGAATCATAAGCTAAAGCCGCTTCTTTTGCAGTTTTATAAAAGCCTGCGTTATTTTTGCCGACTCTAGCTCTATATTTTTTTAAATCTACCCTATAATCTACGCCCTTAAACCCTGTTTTATTACGTACAGATATTTTTGCGTTAGCACCATTTTGTGAAGTACTGCAAAGACGCAAGTTATGGCGACGGTTATCTAATTTATCACCATTAATGTGGTCTATATATTTACCATCAATGGATTCAAGTATGTCTCGGT